AATAGTGGTTTGTGCAGAAAAATAAGCCTCAGATGAGAAATTGATAATAAGGTGTAACAGTATTGCTTACATAAAATTAAAGCTTTAAATAGCAAATTGTTATAAAAAACTAAATTAAGGGCAAACCCATCTAAAGGTGGGGGCGTAAAGCTGAGGGTCTAAGTGTTTCACTGACACTTGATAGTCTGGCCGCAAAAAAACCGTACAATGGCCTGTTCTTTCTAAAGAGGACAGGCCATTGCCGACTTTTGTGGTCTTTGATGGATAATCTAGGATATCAGAGGATGTCAGCTTTCGCCATGTACTACAGCGAAAGGGGTACTCCTATGAGAATTCTCTTTTACTTTCCCCTGTGGAGTTAGAAATAGAGACGAAGCAATTCCTACATACCGCCTTCTACTTATAAAATTTCATATACAGTTTTCAAAAAGGTCAGTATTTTGCCAGTGGCAATTTACTGACCTTTTTTATTCGACAAAAAAGCGTACTTCCCGACCGGTAATTACAATAATTTACAGTTTATTTTTTTTTCTATTTAAGGTGGCAGTACCGATTCGGCACTGCCGTTCCCCGCCCTTCGATCTGTTTTCGCATTTCGCAAAACAGATTGGAGGAAAGGAATATGAAGAATTATAAAGACAGTGATTATGCCCTAAATAAGTTCAGCGAGGGCATTGTTTACCGTTTCGCAGACCGCATTGTAGAAATCACACTGGAGGACTACCTTGCAGAGAACCCCGGCAAGACGGCACAGGACTTTTTGGAGCTGAAAGCCTTGTCGGATGAAATTTATCATCAGCAAGTCACACATGAAAATCGGACAAGCCGTTTGGATATAAGCATCAATGGGCTGGAGGAAACAGAGCAGCTCGCCGCCCCGCCCCTTGATTTGGACTTGATACATAAAAGCGATACAAAAAAAGCCAAGGAAGCCGCAAGGCGGCTGCTGGACAGTGGAGAATTGACTGAAATCCAGCAGCGGCGTTTTCTTCTGCATTTCGTGGAGGGCTTATCCTACCGGCAGATCGCCAGCCGTGAAGGGGTGCATTTTACCTCTGTCCACGAAAGCATAGAGGCGGCTACGGCAAAGCTAAAAAAGTTTTTTAAAAAAATTTAATTTCGTACCCCTACACCCCCCTGTTTTTTTGACATTGGGTGAAAGGATTCTCCAATTTCCTTTCGCCTGAACATTGAAAACAGAATACGGGTGTGATGGGTACATCACCGGCAGGGGGAGCAACACGCTGGGACACGCCAAGACGAGGGCAAATGCCCTCCGAGCGATACTGTCTGCGGCAGTTACGCCCCGTGGTGGGACGGATTGCGACGATCCCTGCCGGCCATCATGGTACTTCTATCTTGAACGCTTCACCGCATTGGATAGCCCGGTAGACGGCCGGGAAAACGCATCACCCTCATTTGAGAAAGAATGAGGGGCGGCTTTTATGGAGTCCGGCAGCACCAGCCGGATCGCTTATCACACCTTTGCTTTGATATAAAAATCTATCGTGTTCTATCGGAGCGATAGAAACCATGCGGCGGAACAGGCTTATTGAGTCAACAAACTTTCAACCCTTTTCCTGATTCCGCCGCATTCTTGTGTCGCTCCTTTAGGCAAGCAAAGGAGGCAAAATATTATGGAACAACCTGTCTACATGGCAGATATTCAAAATAAGATTTATGAAGCAGGCTTAATCCGGCAAGAGGAACGCATTGTGCTGACGGCCGAAAACTGCGTGCTTTTAGAATACTATACCGGAAAAACATATAGCTACCGCATGGTGGAACTTTCTACCTTAAAGGCAAAGCGGCTCTTTTCCAAAGCGGCGCCGCTGAATGAAAGCGGCTATCAAAAAGCGATGGACAAAATGCTTTCGCAGGCAGTATCGGAACCGGAAAGCACCTTTTCCATCAAGCCTGTCGTAAGAGCAAGAAATCTGCTGGAACATATCTTTGCAAATATCCTACCGGAACATGGTATGGACTTTCGGGAGAATCAGGCGGCTCTGGCACTGGAAATGCTGGAGTCCTTGCAGGGAAACAGACTGGCGCTCTGTGAGGCCGAGGTGGGTACAGGCAAAACCCATGCCTACATACTGGCCGTAACGGTCCACAACCTGTTCAGCAACAATAAATTGCCGACGATTATCTCTACTTCCACCATCGCCCTGCAAAAGGCACTGACGGAAGAATATATCCCTCAGATTTCCGATATTTTGATGGAACACCGTATCATTGACAAGCCCCTGTCCTTTGTGGTTCGCAAGGGGAAATCTCATTATGCCTGCGATAGCCGGGTAAAGGGGTATCGTTCCTCTATTGCACACAATGACCGCCATGAGGATAAGGAACTGCTTTCTGTCCTGACCGGACTTTTTACAGGAGCCTGCCCCCTTGATTTGGATAAACTCCCTTTAACGGACTATGTGAAATCCTGCATCAATGTTGAACGTTGCCATCTGAACTGTCCTCTGTCCTCGATCTGCCGATACCGTGACTTCATCCGCAAAGCGCAGTCCCTTGTTTATGACTTTCAGATTGCCAACCACAACCTTGTATTGGCTGATGTACTCGGCAGGAAGAACGGGAGAAGGTCCTTGTTCCCGCCCCGTGGAGTGGTAATTTTTGACGAGGCCCACAAGCTCCTTGATGCAGCCCGACAGATGTATGGCATGACACTGGAAAACGTGGAGCTGGAACGGTTGGTGGCAAGCATCTACCATGCCATAGGTTCGGGGAATCCCGATAAGGCGGAAATCATCAGACTGTGTGAAACCATGCAGGAACAAAACGCCTTACTCTTTGAAGCCCTGCGATATGCCGCAGGCACGAGCTATGATAAAAATTGTTATGCCGTGCAGATTGACCTAAACTGCATACGGGCTTTGAAAACACTGATGGCTGTACTACGCAGACTGTCGGTGCTTTTTTATACAACTTTCCGTGAAAAAAGGGAGCGGTATGACCGGCTGGTGAACCGCATGGAACAGCAGGAAACCAAGCTATCCATAATGTTTCATCATACCGGTTCTATTCTTTGGCTGGAAATGACCGGAGCAACGGCCAGCCGGGTCTGCGCCTTGCCAAAGCAGCTTGATTTTCTATTGTCGGAGGATATTTGGCAGGAAGAAATTCCGTATATCCTGACCTCCGGCACGCTCTCTGTCGGGGGCGATTTTTCACATTTCAAGCGAAATAGCGGAATTATACTGGCGGAGAAACGCCGTGTCGTTGAAACCAGCAAGGCTTCTCCCTTTGATTATCCGAACCATGCTCTGTTGTATCTTCCGCAGGATATGCCCACTCCTTCAGACAAGGAGAGTGGTTATTTTCAGGCGGTGGTCAATCGGCTGGAGGATCTGATCGAAGCGACCCATGGGCATACCCTGATTTTGTTTACATCTTACCGCATGATGGAGCAGGCGTATGACGAGCTGTGCGGACGGATCACTTCGTTTCCCATATTCCGTATGGGCAAAGGCCGTCTGGACGTTATCGACGCTTTTCGTAAAAGTGGGAACGGTGTCCTCTGTGCCAGCGACAGTGCCGGGGAAGGAATTGACCTGGCCGGGGATATTTTATCTTCCCTCATTGTGGTACGGCTTCCGTTTCCAGCGCCCGACCCGGTGCTGGAATATGAAAAGACCCTGTATCCTGACTTTTATGGGTATCTGAATGAAGTCATTGTGCCGGGTATGCTCATCAAACTGCGTCAGTGGTTTGGCCGGGGCATCCGCAGAGAAACGGATACCTGTGTTTTCTCTATCCTCGACAGTCGGGCGAGCAGACGCTACCGAAATGATATATTGGCGACATTGCCTGATATGCCCGTTACGCACCAGCTTTCTGATGTGAACCGCTTTATTGCGGCTAAGAAGACGGGCGCCTACTTTGAATGAGTGGGCGCCCGTCTTTTCTCCAAGAAAAAGGACGGAGCCTATTCATTGCTTTTTTTCCTCGGCTGTCACCTGACAAGCTGAACCAGAATACACTGTATCAGGGCGGTAAGGCAGGGAGCCTTATCGCCCTGCGCCCCGAAAGGAGTGATTGGGTGGACTCATTACCAAATATAGACTTTGAAGCTATGAAAAACATAGACATCCGAACGGTCAACCCGGATACTCTGGTTGACATTAACGATACAAAAGTCAATGCAAAACTGCCCATAGAAGAACGGATACTGGACTTTATCCAGCAGATTAAAAATCCATATTGCTACAAGTGCGGAAAAGTAGTAGTCAAAATCAGCTTTAATGATAGCGGCGCCACGCTGGAGGATAGGATGGAAAGTTTTTTGAGGATGATGTGATATGGGTGAGTTACTTCGGGCAGAGCCTGATCGTGTGGGTTCGGATATATGGCAATATTGTCTGGACGCATCCTGAAAGGGGTGCTATAATTATACATGGACTAATATTAGCGAACGCCCATTGATTCGGTCAGGTTTTGCTTCTTGACTTTTTCAATCGGGAGGTTTCGTTATGCCATTTAATAATAAGGATACAATCATATACAATGCTGTGGACTATTTGCGCCTGTCTAAAGAAGATGGCGATAAAGCAGAAAGTGACAGTATTGCCAATCAAAGAGATTTAATAACCAATTTTGTAAAGTCAATGCCCGAAATCCGCCTCTGTTCCGAAAGAATAGATGACGGATTTAGTGGTGTTGACTTTAATCGTCCTGCTTTTAATTTGATGATGGAGGATGTAAGAGCAGGAAGGATTAACTGCATCATAGTCAAAGACCTGTCCCGTTTCGGCAGAAACTATATTGAGGCAGGACGATACATTGAACGGATTTTTCCGTTCTTAGGTGTGCGCTTCATTGCTATCAACGACGGTTACGACAGTGCAAAGGAAAAATCACCGTCAGACGATATTATCATTCCTTTTAAGAACCTCGTCAACGATGCGTATTGTAGGGACATCTCCGTTAAAATCAGGAGCCAGCTTGATGTAAAGCGCAAGAATGGCGAATTTATCGGTTCTTTTGCCGTTTACGGCTACATGAAATCAGCAGCGAACAAAAATCAACTGGTTATAGACTCCTATGCCGCAAAGATTGTGCGGGATATTTTTTCATGGAAGCTGGATGGACTCAGCCAGCAAGGAATAGCTGACAGGCTGAATGAAATCAGCGAGCCATCCCCCATGGAATATAAACGCTTTTTAGGGCTTAACTTTGCCACCAGCTTTCAGGTGAATCCCAAGGCAAAATGGACTGCTGTGGCGGTTGGCCGCATTTTGAAAAACCCTATTTATGCAGGGCATCTTGTGCAGGGTAAGGAAAGCACGCCAAACTACAAGATTAAGCAGCGGTTTATGAAACCGGAGGATAAATGGGTTCGGGTGGAAAACACCCATGAGCCTATTGTCCAACAGGAGGTTTTTGATACTGTAAACCGTGTGTTGGCACAGGACACCCGTATCGCTCCGGACGGAGAAGTTGTCTATCCGTTCTCTGGTCTACTTTTTTGTGCTGACTGCAAAAGCGGTATGGTGCGAAAGATTGTACCCGCAGGCGGAAAGAAGTACGCCTACTATTATTGCTCAAAGAATAAAGCCGGGGATGGCTGCACCACCCACTGCATCAGCGAAAAGGTATTGGAAAAAGCAGTCCTGCAAGCACTTCAAAATCACATTGCTTCTATTCTTGATATTGAACGGATTCTCCGTTACATCGACACCCTTCCTATGCAGCAGGACGAAATCCGAAAAATTGATACTCAACTGCTTATGAAACAGGAAGAAATCGAAAAGTATAAAAACCTCAAAGTGTCTATCTACGAGGATTTGAAAAGCGGTGTCATTGATTCGGATGAGTACAGGGAGTTCAAAGAAATCTATGGAAAGAAATGTGAAGAAGCGGAAAAGGCTGCCGAACGGCTGAAACAGGATATTACCCTGGTCCTTGCGGGTAAGGGAGCAAACAGCGTTTGGATTGAAGCCTTTAAGAAGAATCGGAATATCACCGAGCTATCCCGAAAGGTAGTTGTTTCCCTGATCGAATGGGTCAATATCTATTCCGGCAGCCGGGTGGAAATCCGATTCCGCTACCAGTATGAATATGAAAGAGCTTTGTTCTTTGCCGAGAACGCAAAAGACCTGATTGCAACAGCTTCACCGGCTCCCATAAAGGGGGTGGTGTGAGATGGCGAGAACGAGCAGAAAGCAAATAGATAATGTTGCCCAGGTCCCTCTTGAAACGGTATGGAACACCTGTATTTATGGGCGGCTGTCGGAGGAAGATGAGCGAAAAAAAGAAAGTGATTCCATCGGCAATCAAATCTCCATGTTGGAACGCTATATCGCTGAAAGACCATACCTGAAGCTCATATCCGTTTTTAAGGATGTCAATCAGTCAGGAACGAACTTCGACCGTCCCGGCTTTAATGAAATGATGGACGCCATCAAGAGTGGAAAAATCAACTGCATTGTGGTCAAAGACCTGTCCCGTTTCGGCAGAAATTACATCGAAACCGGAACCTATCTTGAAAAAATACTGCCATTCTTTCATGTTCGCTTTATCTCCGTGAACGATGCCTATGACAGTCTGAATGCCAGCAGTCAGGATGACGGATATGCCGTTCCTCTGAAAAACCTGATCCATGATGTGTACGCCAGAGATATATCAAAAAAGATAAAGTCGGGGCTTGCAGTCAAGAGAAGCAGAGGGGAATTTACCGGCTGTGTCGCAGCCTATGGTTATCTAAAAACAGATGGAAATAGGCTGGTAATCGACGAAGAAACCGCACCGGTTGTCAGGGATATTTTTAAGTGGGCGAGTAATGGTATGGGTGATATGCGTATCGCTCAAAAACTCAACGAGTTGGGCATTCCCTCCCCAAGCCAGTATCGCTACATGAAGGGAATTTTGAAGAACGAGCGTTATGCCAATATGCGTTATTGGTACAAAAGCGCCGTCCGCAGGATTTTAGTCAATCCCGTTTATCTCGGACATATGGTGCAGGGCAAAACAAAATCCGACCTATGGGGCAAGGGCGGTTGCGTGGAGCTGCCGCAGAATCAGTGGGTGGAAATCAAAAACACACATGAACCGCTGGTGGATGAAAAAACCTTTTATGCCGTGCGGCAAATCAAGCAGGAACGGGAGTCCAGCGAGAGAAAAAACGTGGAACCGGGGCGGTCAAATATCCTGAAAGGGCTTGTGTTCTGTGGTGATTGCAAACGGAGCATGAAATGGCGTAAAATGCCCAAATCAAACGGTTCGGCACTCTATTATTTTAGCTGTGCCACCTACGAGGACATAGCTAAAAATGACTGTGTTAAAAAGCGAATGGACGAACCGGATTTACTCTCTGTTCTCTATACGGCTATCCGCAAGCAGATTGACCTTGCCGTTGACATAGACCGAATGGTGTCGAAACTCAACGCAAAGGAAGGCTTCTGCCAGCACCAAAGCGAGGTTGACATGGAGATTTCCGAAACTGAAAAGAAGTTGTCCAGACTGTCCATGCTCAGAAGCTCTTTGTATGAGGACTATCAGGAAAAGCTCCTTGATGAAGCGGAATACCTCTTTACAAAAGCAAAGTACGAGAAAGATGTCACCCTTTTGCGCAGCCGACTTGATGAGCTGTCCATGCAAAAGTATCGTCTTGATACCATGCTGACACCTCAAAACCCATGGATCACAGCCTTGAAGAAATTCAAGAAGAATAAAGCCATAACGGGAGAAATGATTTCCGAGCTGATAGAACGAGTGGAAATCTTCAGCGATCAAAGCGTGTCCATTTGCTTTCGGTATCGGGATGAGTTTGAAAGTCTGCTCGGCTTTATTGAGGCGGAGAGTGAGGTGAGGGTTTCGTGAGTATCAAGAAAATCCTTGCCGAGTATATCCGCTTATCCCAAGAGGACGAGAACGATGGCGAAAGCAACAGTATTATAAATCAGCGGGATCTTCTGAACGCCTTTGTGAAAAGCTCCCCTGACCTCTCACAGTATGAAGTGGTTGAGTTTTGCGATGACGGTTACAGTGGTACGAATTTTGACCGTCCGGGCGTGAAAGCCCTGCTGGATGAAGTGCGTGCGGGAAACATTCAGTGTATCATCGTAAAAGACCTGTCCCGTTTCGGAAGAAACTACATTGATATTGGAGATTATTTGGAGCAGATATTCCCCTTTTTAGGGGTGCGCTTTATCTCCGTAAACGACCATTTTGACAGCAATGACTTTGACGGTACGACCGGCGGACTTGA